TTTTCATTTTATTTTTTTTCTTTTTAGTTTTTACTATACCACCTGTTGAATAATACATTGGTGTATCTACTCCTGGTACACCTATATCTTCATCAATATCATAAATTTCATCACCAATTTTTACTTTTCCTATTTCTTTTAATTGTTCATCTGTCATGTCTATTTCTTTTACTTTAGGCTTTCTAGGTTTATAACTTTTTTTATCCATAATTAATTACTCCCTTTAACTAAAACATTTGGAGCACCACTTGGATTATGTGCAGTCTCCATATTATCCTGTCTTGATCTTCTTGCTTGATTACGTAATCCTTCTACAGCATTTACATAATCACCTTGGTATAATTGTACACCATTAGGATTTTTCATAAATCTATTTGCTTCTATCATGCATGCATAAAATAATGCATCATAACAAAACTCACTAAAATAATTTGTTGTAGTTACACTTGTACCTGTAGCACTTGCTAAACCTAATGGTTTACGCACATAAGATATTTCTCCTGATAAAGCAGATGCAGGAGTTGGTACTATATATATTGATGTTTGATTTTTTCTAGCGTAATATCTAGGAGTACCTGTAGATGCACTTGCATAAGGAAAGTAATCTATAGCATACTCATAAGGTCTTTGTAAGATTGTTGTTATATTAGAAGAAGCACTTGTTTTAAAATTAACACTTCTTATAATTCTTGTTTCAGCAGGAAGACTAACAACTGGATTAGATGCTGTAAAAGAAAAAGAGCTAAACTCAGTTAGCCCTACATCATCTAAATCTTTAATTAAACGTATCTCTGCTTTTTCTACAAAAAAAGGTATTTGATCTGCAAATTCTGTAGAATCATTTTCTGTTGTATTTATTATATCTGTTTTGAGAAAAGAAAAATTAGGCATCTATCTAGCCTACAAATAATGTAACACTACCTGAATTAGGAGTAGATACACTTACTGTTGCATCACACCTAACACCCATATCACCTATATAAATATCTGCTGTTCCACTAGCTGGAACTTGAAACTTTATCTTATCTCCTGTACTATCAGCTATAGCAAATGTACCTGCTATAGTAGAATATGCATGAATAGCTACTATTCTTGTAACACCATTCGTTGCAATAATTACTCCATCTCCACCTGATTTATTTACTGCTGTTATATTTTTAGCCATCTATTATCCTTAAAATATAGGGAGAGTATTTTACTACCCTCCCCAGTGGTTAGTGGTTATGCACCCTCGTTACCTACGTAACTTCTCCAGTCAGATACTCCAAAAGAATATCTTTCTCTAGCTTTGAAACGTAAGTTACCAGTATCAAAATCTGGTTCCATCTTGGTTTGTAAAGGTGTTCTATTAAACATCTTTGCACCATTTGGAATATCAGTTTTGAAAAAGTATGCATTAGTATCAGTGAATCTTCTATTCACAAAGTAACCTTGTGGAATAACACCCATACTTCTAACAGCATTAATGTCATTTACGTTAGTAATTCCATTACCACCATTAGCAGCAGTAGTTGTTGAATACTCACTTTGTAATACTTGAGCTGCAGTAAAAGTTAAATCAACAGGAACATGTAATGATACAGCTTGTGCACCTATTAATATTCCTCTATCATCTTTAGTCTTTTGAATCTGTATAACAGCAGTTTCAATAGAAGCTTCAGATAATGCTGCTCCAGTATATAAGTTAGTCTGCGTACCTGCTGATATAGTTGGATGAGATGCACTAAAGAATGGTTGACCATCACCTATAGCATCAGATGCTGCAGTGCTAAAACCATTATTAAATATCTTAGCAGCTTTTACCTGCTTAGTATTTGCCATAGCTCTAGCTAATCCTTTTGCTCTTAACTTTGCAAAAGTATCATATAGATTGTCTTCCATTGCTTCTTCTGTGACAGCAAAAGCTAAAGCTATAGTCTCGTTGTCGTAACGAGCTGTATAACTTTCTTGAGCATCATCAAAAGAAACTGATTCACCCTCACCTTTTACAGGTGCAGTTCCAAATCCTGTAAATAGAACTTCTTCTTCAAAAGCCCTATCAGAATTTTCTATTTCAAAAAGAGGTTGATGTTCGTCATTTACCTCACCATACTCCGTACCAAAAACTGCATTCAATCCTGGTAGGAGTTCTTTAGCAATACTTGCTCTATTTATAGCCATATATTATTCTCCTTTAGATTATGCAGTTGACGCAGTTGCAGTGACATATCTGTCTCTGTGCGTGTTTAAAAATACTTCAACGATTGGAAAAGCATCAGTGTCGTCAGTTTCTTCGCCATCCTTTTTCTTACCAATCACTCTTGCTACTTGTTCTGTTTCTCCACCAGAAGCTGCTAGTAAATAATAACTAGAGTTTCCAGTTGTTGTATCACCAGAACTTGCTGTAGAACTAACAGTACAATTATAATTCTTTTGTACCATTAATTCATTAGCAGATAATGATAATGAACATTGAATGTAGTAAGTTTGATTTGGATCTGTGATGATAAAGAATTTAACATCTGAGTATCCGTTTGCAGAAGTTCCTGTTGTCCAATGTCTACTAAACTTTTGTTCGCCATTTAACACAAAAGAACACCCTGCAAATACACCTGAAGGTTTTAGTGTTGCTGCTATAAAAGGTGAAATAGTTGCAAAGTTTGCACCTGGCAGTACAACAGGGTCTCCTGTAAATATTTTATTAGTACATGCTCCACCTGATGTAGGTGAAAAAATATCTGTGAAAGAACCAGTGTTGTAAGCTCCACCCTTTTTCCTAGCAGGAACGAAACCTTGAAAAGCTTTTGTATGAGCCATGTTTCCTCCTAATAAGTTAAAAAAGTATTAGAGAATTAACTCTGAAATTTTGGAGTTCTTCCTCTAATGGTTTGAGATTTACTTGAATTACTGATTGGCATTCTAGAATTATTATTCTTCATTAATTGACTATTAACTGCTTCCATTAATGAATCAGTCTTATCCTTATAATATGCCTTTCTAGCGTCAATACGACCAGTAGGTATTTTACCTAACGCAACGTCTCCACGACAGACTGCTCCAGCGTATTTACCTTCATCCCTCACGATAGATGAATGTTCCATTTCAGGTACTTCTTCTTGAGAAACAAACTCCCATCCTTCTTGCATTTTCCTACCTATATGAGAAACATCATCTTTTCCCTTTAATGTAAGTCTTATCCATCCTAATGTCATACCTGCGTCATTGAAACGATTTACAATAGGTTCAGGTATTTCTAATAAATTTGGTTCTTCAAAAGTATATGTTGTTTGTTCTTTAGTATTGTTTTCTCTGAGTTGAGAACTACGTGTGTTATTTATTCGTGTCATTGGTTACCCTCCACGTCTAGTGTTAATATTTGTATACTCTCCGTCAGCTTGAGTAGCTTTTCTTTTTTCTAGAGCATACTGTTCAAGTGGTATTCCCCACTTATTAGCTAGTCTAACATCATCTTTAGATAGTCTAACTTTCTTTGGGTTAGGAGTAGAACGTGAAGCTCCTGCTACCACCTGAGCAGGCTTTGACGTAACCTGCTGGCGATTATCTTGAACATTTCCTTCATCTTGAAATTTAGTAGGAAATGATTCTCGAATCCTTTTGTCAACCTCTTGATAAAATTCTATATCATTAGTTGAATATCCCTCTTGCTTTAATTCTGCATCTATAGCTAATGCTGCTGCAGTCATTACATTATCTTTACCAAACCAAGTATTTTGTTGTGCCCATTCTTGAGCTCTTGGGTCTGGTGCTTGTTGAGCAACAGGTTGTTGATATTGTTGTTGTTGAACAGGTTGTTGCTGTGGTTCCTGTTTAAACTTTTCTTTAGTAACATTTACATTTTTTAAATCGACCTGAGCTTCATTTAACATTTCTTGTGCTTGTAAAAGCTTATCTTGGTCTCCAGCTTCATATGCATTTTTATATGCTACACGAGCCATATTTAATTTATCTGTTAATTGTTTTTCTGTTACTTCTAAATTCTTTTTACTTACAGTAGAAAACTCAGTTTCTCTTTTTTTAACTAAACCTTGTAACTGTTCGTTTTGTTGTATAAGTTGAGCTATCTGGTCTTCTTTATCTTTTCTTTGTTTAATTAGTTGTCTTATTCTTTTTTGAGCACCTTTAGTTTCTATACCTTCTAATTCTTTAGGTTCCTCAGTTTTTTTATCTTCTGCTATTTCTGGTTCAACATTAGATGGAGAACCATCATCTTCTTCTTTTTCTTCCTCTCCTTCTACCTCTACTTCTACTTTTTCTTCTTCTTGTTTAGGAGTTTCTACATCTCCCCACTTTTCATCATCTTTCATATTACCTCCGTTGCTTACGAAACAAACGATTTACGTTTTAAATTAATTATACAATAGGATTATTATCTACGCAAATAAATTATTCACTATTTATAGCTAAATTAAAGGTAGGATCTAAATCTTTAGGACTTTCTACCTTCATAATAATTTGATCATCATATAATAAAATATATCGTATACCTTTATATTTTATTTTTTGACCTGCATGTTTACCATAGCAGACATAATCATCTACTTCACACCAAGCTCCTTTTTGAAACTTTTCCATATCATGATAAGCTAAATCACCAACTGCTACTACTTGACCAACAGTTGTAAGATAAGCCATATCTTCTTTAGTAGAATCTGGTAAAATAATTCCACCTTTAGTTTCTGATTTAATACTAACAGGTCTCACTAGAATATGATAACCTGGTAGTTCTGGTAAAACATCTGGATTAGGAACTTCTTCTTTTGTAATCCACATGTCATTTTTTATGGAACGACCCATAGGTACAGTTTGCATATTACTCCTCTTCTTGATTTATATTTTTAATAATAGTTATAAGTTCTTGACGTGCCCATTCAATACCTCTAATTGTACCAACAATATGTTTATATTGGTCATAGGATTCTGGACTACCATCACCAAGAATATTTTTTAAGTTTTGAATTTCGTCACCAAAAGCTTTAATAGCTTCTTCAAAAGGACTACTCATATTTTATTGACTTAATTTTGTTAATAGTTCAGCAGATTTCATTTTCTCTTGACTTTCAATTCTATTCTCTTCAAGAGACATATTAACTAAAGCTTCTAATGCTTTCATTTGTTGTTTACTTAATCTATCTGCCTGTGCTTTTTGTTCTTTAAATTGTTTTGTTTGTTGACTATCAGCTACTTTTAATAATACTTCACTTTGTTCCATTTCAAGTTTTTGTGCATCTAATATTGCTTTTGCATTATCTTGCATAGCTTTTAACTGTAGCTTTTGTTGTTCTAGTTTTACTTTCTGTTCTTCTAATGCTACCATTTGTTGCTCTGGAGATTTAACTAATCCCATAGCTGCATTTGCATTTGCTACTTCTTTAGCAGCTTCTGCCATAGCACCTTGTACTACTGCAGGATTTTGTGCATCTTGTGGTGAAACATTTTGTTGTAGTTTCTGTTGTGTCATACCATTAATCTGTTCTTGATATTTCATTACAGAATGTTCTTGTATATTAGCAGCTAAGATAGGTTG